CACTTGCTGCAGTGTGCAGAATCTGCAGCCGTTTGCATTGTAACGGTTTTTGCTTTGCTGTACGGTTTATGCTTGACGGGCATATATCGGCAATGGTACAAGATTAAGGTGGAGCACAAAGCCCACAACAACAACAGGACAAAACATGTACGCAATTTTTAAATTTAAACGCGACACAACCTATGCAGGTGTAGAAGATGGAGTACCAGAAGTGCATTTTGGCCGTCAAGGCCACGTTACACGGGGCAAAATTGTCGATGAGCAATATGCCGAATGGGCCGCCTTAATTCTTATCAAAAACAGTCGCGGCGTGTTTTCATTGCCTGCAAAAGATGTGGAACAAGTCAAATGAGCAACGAAACACAAGAAGCATTGCACGCTATGGTTTGGCTGTTTTTGGTTATATGCATGGTAGGTGTCGCATGAGTTGGAAAAAATCCATCAGCACTTACCCTGACCAGCGCCCGGGCTCGTCATTTTGTGACGACATCGATCGACGCGCAGAACGCACAGAACGGCAATTCATTGGATACGTTGACGAGATACCACCGGCACCAAAGCGGGAAAGTTGGAAAGACAAGGCACGGCGGGAGGGTATTCGTGCATTTTCGTTTGACGACTACTGCGACAAGCTGGACGCGCGCAAACTTGAAAACAAGCACGCGAACGAACTGCATGAGATGGAGCGCAAGCTTACCGACGCTCAATTGGCTGGCGTGAAAGAGCTAACAGACGTTGGCTGTACGATGTGCGGCCGCCGTGGTCACCCTATAGAGTTTGTGGAACACAGACGCAGATGCGGAGACAGTCGCGGTGAATGGTCGTGCGCTTTTGGTTTTGGGTGCCAAAAATGACACAAAAAGAAGCACACATTTTGCACGGGGTTTTGGCCGAACTATCAGAACGCGCAGCCGTCTTGCCTGGCTGGCGTTTTGTTACCGGTATGGCGATCAATAGGAGCCCCGAAGATATTTGGTTGGACGCAGCGCACACGCGCATCGTGCAGCTTACTGCTGACGGCTACACGGTTTTGTGTCCTGATACCGGCTTGCAGTCGTTTGCAGGCGTTTTCGACCCAGTTGTGGACCTGTCCGATCCGGTCACGTTTGGGTTTTTGCTGGGCTTGTGCAGTCGCTTGGATGACTACGAATGTGATCAAATCTACACGCAATTAGATTTGGGTGATCTGGCATGCTCTGCAAATGTCATTTTGAACACGTTTGAAGATGCGTTGCCGTGGTAGCTACTTGCAGTTTGCATCCAATTTGGCGCACATAATCGCTTGATTTTGCAGCGTTTTAAGTTGCTGTTCTGCTATCTTTTCAACAATCGATTCGAGCCGTTCCAGGCGTTCTGTGTTTTGCTTTACCATTATTTTGGTTGCATCTTCAGACGCCTGTTTGACTTCTACCTCGCGCAATCTGTCTTGCAAGTCGTCTGCGCTTTGTGCGGTTGCTTGCGTGGTTGCAAGAGCTGCACCAATGGCCAAAACGGCACTGACACCCGGAACCCATAGATCTTTGATTTCCATTTTTACCGCCCGTTTGTCTCATTGTAGACAGCGGCAGCAATCCCGGCAACCGCTGCAACCGTCACAAGTGTTTCTATTCTGCCTATTGTCCGCTGTGCCTGTGGTGTTTGCCACCATTTAATGTCTTGTTGTTCTTCTAACTGTTTTTTGTACCAATCGCGCTCAGTTTGCAGAATAGACACGTCCAGCGCATGTAGCTTTTCGGCCGTTTGTGCGTCTTTTTCAATGGCCAGCAAATGCGCGAAGCTGCTTGTCGGTTCCAAAATGCCAGAACATTTTGCACGGCCGTTTGCGTCAATCAATGCAACCGGTATTGCTTCACCTTGCGCAATTGCAATGCTTTCTGCGCATTCATCAGGCGTTGGCTCTGGCACGGGTACACCAGCAACAGAAACAGAAACAAGCCAAAGAAAACCGATCATTTGTTTCTGCGCCTTCTGTTTGCACGGTTGACTAACCTCTGCAGGCGGTTTTGTGCTTTTAAATCGTTCACAATGGCGTCTGCGTCTGCTTTGCCTTGTTGTTCTATGGTTTCACGTGCCTTGCGCATTGCGGGCGATTCTGGCGACCTTGCAGGCGTTTTTTGCTTGTATGGCTTCGCACCTATTGCACGCAGGCACCAAGCAACGACAGCACCCAACACAACAAACAGCAGTGCAGGTGCAAAATCGCTCATTTTTTCAACGCGCCAAGTGCTGCCGGCAACGAATCACCAGCGATATACACAATTGCAATCGTTACCCATTCTGCCGGTTCGATTTTGCCGACATACAAAAAAGCACAAGAAGAACTGAAAACGGCAAGGCGTCGCCATGAGATGCGCGTCTGACTGCAGAACAATTTGTTGAATCCATTTTTAATGACTGCCATTTTTCAAAAACTCCCAAACAATGATTGAACCGACAACCAAACCGATCGCCAGCATTAGCAACACCCTGTCAGACTTTGCACTCATCTGCAAGCGCATCCCGTAACAGTTGCGGATCAAAACCGGGGCACAGCGTTTGGCCCAATTCCTTGTGCCCGTATACGTCACGCACAGACAAATTAAACTGCCGCAACAAATCGCCAACAATGGCAACAAGTGCGACCCATTGCGAACCCGGCACAGGTTGGCCGTTTTCAAAGCTGCCGACGACACAGACGCCAACGCTGTCTGAATTGTGGCCCTTGCAATGCGCTCCTATCCTGTCCAGCTTGCGACCCAAACGCACAAAACCGCCTGCCTGCACAACAAAGTGATACCCAATTTCAGAAAAACCGCGTTCGATGTGCCACTCTTCGATCTTTTCCATCGATACAGCAGGTGATGCAGAATGGTGCACAATTATTTTGCGGATTGTGCGCATTAGATAACCGTCAGCACATCACTGCAAATCGCCATGGCGTGGTCATTGATTCCGCCAAGATCATCGATCACTTTAGACCAACTCTCGCCAGAATCGACCGACTTCCAAATGTCACCTTCTCTGGCTGCAATCACCCACGTTTGGCCATCAGTTGCAATATCTTCTGCGCGGTTCGAAACACTGTTCATGTCAAGCGTGACTAAACTAATATTCGATACCGTTTTGCCGTCTACATCAAAATAGGAAAGGTAACGATCTTTGCTTGTGATGTGACAAACTCGGCCTTGGTATGATGCAATTACAACTGTATCGTCAAATTTGTTACCTGGGTTTCTCGTCAATGTGTTGGGTGTATACTCTGTTGACCAGTCGGTAAGATCGGAATCTGCGCACGTGCGAATTCTTAGATCACCTTCTCGACCACAAATGAGCACCCAAGACGAATTCGTGTATGTCAAAGCTCTTGCCGCTGTGGGCGTATTGCTTGAAAATGGCGTTGAAACAGAAAACGATGCACCGTTGTCTGTGCTTGTGTAAATTCTCTCATCCTGCGCAAGCATGACGACACCGTTGCCGTATGCCATAGCTTGAATTCCTATTGTGGTGTCGTGCCCAGTCAGACCAGAAAGCGCAACGTTTGACCATGTACTTCCACCATCTGTAGAACGCGCAACGCCTGCTGATGCTTGACGGCCCACTGCAAGCCAAACGCCGCTCGTCGATCCGTCATCAAACCAAATGATCCGAAACTGATCTTGATCGCCGCTTCCAAGATCCACCGTTGTCCAGCTTGACGTTGAAGTTACATCCTCACCACTGACCATCAATTCAGCGCTCACACTATCTCTGCTGCAGATGTAAATCAGGTTACCGCTTGCATTTTTTCCGGCGCATATATCGAACGCTTGCGGATGTCCGGTTCCCGTCAGGTGGTCGTATGTGGTCCAATCGGTCAAATCAGAATTCGGCGCATATCCTAAAAAGGCGTCATCCAACGCAACCACCCATCGTGTCGCCGTCGTTGCACTGTCCGCAGGTGTTGTAGCACCGCAAACTTTGGCGATGGTTGACTTTGCAACACCGTCTATTTTCACGATGTCTGCTGCCGCAACACCATCAAATTTCACGTAATCTGGCATTACAGCTCCACGTAATCATTCGATGGATCGAACAGAATTACATTTGTTTCGGATGTGCCATGGCCAATGATGCGAAGCACATCACCGGCTGCGCTTGGTGCCACAAAATCAACCTCGCCAGATGCTTCTGACACAAAACAAGGAGCGCCCGCCGCAAATGAGCCTTGTATAAAGCTGTTCAGCTTGAAATAACCTTTTACCAGCAACCCATCGGACACAGCAGAACCCAACGCAATTGCCAGCAATGTGTTTGTCGTTGCAACTGCATCTGCATCTGCGTACTTCCACACACCAGAAGTATTAAGCGACATTAGACGACCGGCTGCAAGACTGTCTGTGCCATCCTCTGTGCCCCAATATATGATTTCGCCAAATCCGGTGTCGTTTGCCAACGCTGCAAGACTGTTTCCGGTGTAAATGCTAACCCCATTTCCATCTGCAACAATTGCAGAATTGTGCGTTTGCACGTCCGCTGCAGTGCCTGTTGGCTGCGAAACCTTAACTTCAAACTTTCCAGGAACCCCAGAACCCGTACCAGCGCCGGCTTCGATGACGATGTTTTTTCCGGCTTGGTTATCCCCTGAGCTATCGGCCACTGTCAAAGAGCTGTTGGAGTTAGAAAAGCGCAATTCATTGCCGCCTTGCAGCGTGAATTGTTTGGCTTCTGTTCCGTTTTTCGTGACGTAGAATTCGAGCTTTGCGTCTTGCGTGGATGCTGTAGCGGTAAAGCTTTCTTTTTTCTTTGCAACAATCTTAGCGCTGTTGACTGTAGCGCCCGCCGTCGTTTGTAAGTCGAAGCCATAGCCCACAGCTGCATCGGCGTCTGCTGTGTCGTCTGCATTCTTTACCACAATTGGCAGCGTTTCCCCGTTGGTGTCTTGCGTTGCTGAAACGGTTCCAACTGTCGCTGCGCCTGTCGTTGTGTACCCGCTCGCGCCGTTGTCAATTGCGCCAAATCCGCTTGTTATCGTTCCGCTGTTCAATGCACCCGATCCGGTTATGTCTGCCTGATGCTGTACGACAGACGACGATGCGATCCGCGCATCGGCAAACGTGCCGCTGGTTATCTTGGCCGCTGCTAAATCATCAACGGCTACGGTAGCTGTCCCGCTGCTATATGTGACTGTACAGTCAGTACCACCGGCAACGATGACCGCGCCCAAATTGCTTGCGCTGCTTTCTTCTGCTGCGATTGTGATGCTGCCGGATCCGTTTGTGATGTCGATACCATCGCCAGCCGTCAAAGTTGCAACTGTCGGATCTCCGCTTGCATCACCAATTAACAGCTCACCATTGCCCAGAACTGCAGTTGCGGAGATTGCCCCCGTACCAGAACCCAACAAGATCCCGCCATCGGTCAAAGTAGTGGCCCCGGTGCCGCCGTTAGCAACTGCCAGCGTACCTGTGACATCTGAAAGATCAGAAGTTCCACCACCACCAACGCTGTCCGCGTAAGCTTTGGCAGCTTTAGCCGTAACCAATGTGTCGTGCGCTCCACTGACTGAGGAAAGATCTGTATCAATTGACGTTACCGCCGTTCCCCCGTCAAAGCTTAGACCGCCTGACAAATCGATGTCACCTGCAACGCTCAACGTGTGATCGGGTGCATCGGTGCCAATTCCAACCATTGAATTGGTGACTACCAAGTCATTTTCACCGCCTGATCGAATATGACATTTCGCAGCGGTAGAATTGGTGCGTCCGATTTTGACGCTATCTGCGCCATCGGTTCCGATCTTAATGTTTGCGGTTGCGCGTACATCCAAAGACCCGGCCGTGTAGAGGTGGGCCGTGGAAATAGCAGTTGGGGACAGTTGGATATTGCCGTCCAGCTCTAACGCCTGTGTCGGTGTTTCTGTACCAATACCAACCTTTGAATTTGTAACAACAAGATCCGCATCAGAACCGCTTCTGATGTGTACCTTGGCGCCTGTTGTGTTTGTTCTTCCAATGCGCACGCTGTCGGCGTCATCAGTGCCAAGCTTAATGTTATCTGTAGCGCGAATATCTAACGATCCGGCCGTGTAGACATGGGAGGTTGAAATCGCGGTGGGTTGAAAATACAAATCACCGTCAACACCGATTGTGCCCAATGGCGTGTCAGTGTTGACCCCGAGACGATTCTCGACAGTATCCACCGTCACCGTTTGCGAATCGACGGTAAGATCCGACGCTACAACGTCTTGATTGCTTTGGAGAATAGAACTTGCAAAACGGGTAAACGGCATTTTATCAGGCCTCGTAAATTATGACATGTGCAACGGTTGACGCGGTATCAGCAGCAATCCAAATTGAATGCGTTTGTTTGCTGCGTCCCAAACCATAGAAAAACGAACTGTCGCCGGGTACAGGATATGCAAGCTCCGAAGAAATCACAGCGCCGTCTGTGCCACCGTTGAACACGATTTGTCCAGTCACTGTTGCACCCTCAAATTGTATTTCTACTCTTTCTGCTTTGCCTGGAATTGAAAATTCCTGCATTGTCATGGGCGTACTGGAAAGCGTCACCTTCTTGTGGTTTGGCAGTTGTGCTGCGTCTGTATCAATTGCGGCCATGGTTCAAAACCTCCGTTTATTTTGTATCACAAAAACCGGCTATCGCGTGGTAGATCTTCCAACCAAACCAAGCGCAAGCCTACTATTTGATCTTCTGTGAACTCAACAGCTTGCACCACTGCAATTTGGTCTGTAATGCGCAAGCGATAGTCAGAAAACACGATGTAAGACCCAGCTTCTAACCAGCCCCATTCAATTGGTGCAGTGTATTCTGTTGTTTTGATTGGAAACCCATAAATGCGCGACCACCATGACAAAACCGCATCAACGTCTGCAGACTGATAGAAACCAATGGCGTCTTGTTCTGCCTTGTCTCTACGCCCATACCGGGCAAAAGATGTGCGCGCATAGCTGTTTGAGCTGCTTTTGCTACCGTCTAACGTTGCACGGCTTACCATTCGATCCGATAGTCCGCTTTTGTTGTAGGCAATGGCAAAATTGTTGCGCGGTTCACTGTCCAAAAATTCTACGGTGATTGGGCTTGTACGCTCCCATTGATTCCGCTCTGCGTCTACATTTGCAACTGTGTCGTTGGCAGTCATGTCTTTTTGCCAGACAATCGGGTACATCCCATCTGCGCCTTGTGTGATGCTGACAGGTGCAAACGGCAGCAAGTTTGCGCGCAACCATCGCCAAACCTCGACAGGTTCTGTGATTACTGCGTCCATTTTGTAACTGTTGATCAAATCGCCAGCCGTTCTTGTGCGGCCCCTGTCGATTTTCATCTGTGGTGCATAGTCCAACAGATATTCTATGATTTCACCCATACCTCGACGCGGTGCCGTTTGTTGATCGTTTAATACGCCACCACCTGCAGGAATAGATGCAACAAATTCTATGCCTTCTACACCCGGATCGCCTGTAATGCCTGTGTCTGTCATCGGTCCAAATGTAGACGGTGACCCATAGGGTGCAATGCTGACAAGGCGCCCCGCACCGTCCCTGTGTGTGTAAACAGTCGCAGTATGCACAGAGCCCGGTGATTCCTTTTCTACAATGTTAACGACTGTGCCCGGTGTCATTTCATGGCCAGCAATCACAAAGCCTTGGGTGCTTTCGTCTATTACAACCGGGTATGCGGGCACGGTGTAGTTGTAGACTGGCAAACCAGAAACGGAACTTTTGATCTTGCCTGGTACACCAAACACCCACGGGTATGCGTATCCTCGCTGCCAGTTCAACGAACTTGGGAAAGTGGTTGCGTCGATTACTGCGTCTGCAGGTGGGATCATGCTGTCGCTTGTGTGCATATTTGACCGCATTGAAAACCTAAACGGTTCGTAGCTTTCGCCATATTGTGGATCTCTCAGTTCTACTGCAGACAAAACGCGGCGTCTGTCGGCGTAGTTAGAGCCTTGCACCCATTGCGACAAAGATGCAGTTGCACGTGCCGGGTCAAAACCACGAGCCACAAGCTCTGACACATCGACGGGCAACAGAGCGGATACCGATACCGATCGATTGGACTCAGTTGTCGAAAACAGATCCACAGAATCTGTAAACGTCAAACTGTCCAACCCGCCCAAAAATTGACCGCCACCATCACCGGGCACATGCAACGGCTCTGTGCTGATGCGAAAACGCCCAAACGTGCCAAAATCGATTTCGACCAGCAAAAAAATTCGGCTGCCTTGCAATTCATGCGGTGAAAACTGGACGACCGGCACCGGTTATACCTCTTCTTCGATTCTGATCGCGGTTGCTGTTACGGTTTCGCCTGCGTTGCTGCCGGTCCATTCATCACCAATCTGGTTTTCGATTCTGTGTTCTGCGCTGACAATGCGGCCGTACAGAAAGCGATTTCGGTCTTTTATGGTGTATGCGTTGCCGTTACCTGTTGGCAGCTTTGGCAAGTAGACTACGGGCACCATAGAACCCTGCAAACGAGCCAACAAGCCCTGCACCAAAAAAGGAGTATCGCCAACGCTTGCAACCTTGGCAGAACCGCCCGTGGTTAAAATGTAGTCTGGCGATGGGTTTGCATCTGCAAGCTGTGACACGTCGATCGGATCTTGCCAACTGAATTCAACAGAACGACGCACCGGTCCACGCCTGACAGCTCTGCGCTGGCCACCTGTTGCGGTAAAAAGCTCTGTATTCGTTGCCATGCCTCTAATGTGCCCATTGCTGTACTGATTGCCAAAAACAGCTACATGACCCCAAATCGCAACGCCAATTTCCCAATTGCCAGTCTCAGTTGTGTTTGTGTTGCTGCCTGTTACGCCCGGCACATCTACCGGTATAGTCAGCTTTAGTTTTTGGTAGCCTTGCGTGTGCGATTCTGGCAAAACAACGCACAAATCTTTGGCCCAAATTTGCCCATCTCCCGTGGTTGGCTTGGATGACAAATCACCATCCAAAATCAACACGGGCGCACGTGCGCTGCCGGTTTCAAACACACCTTCAGAACTGCTTGCAATCTGTGTTAGGTCAGGCGTTCCTGTGTTTTGAAAATTAAACGTGCAACCCGATAAATCGTCAAATTGATAGTAGGTATC